GGCTGCACAATGTCCGCCACAGTTTCTGTTTTAATTTCTTCCTGTGTTGCGGCTTCCCGGACTGGTAACGCAGCACCTGCTGGCTGAGGAAAGGCCTTACCATCACTTTCCGTTACCAGCGCGGCTTTCGGCTCTGCTGGTAAATTATCGCCCGGCATGCAGTAACGAAATTTACCGTTCTGATTAACGCGTGCCAGCCGCCCCGTTGCGGTTACCACCGCCAGCGCGGAAGCAACCTTGCGAGTACTGACACCGAACTTACCCGCCAGTTCCTCACACGTTTTAGCCCCATCCTGACCGATAAACTCAATCATCATGTCTGCGGTAACTTTTTGTTCGACCTCCCTGGTCAGCATATCCTGTGCTTCAGATTTTACTGGCCGCTCTTCGGTTACCCCGGATTCACCTTCGCCAGCCAGAAACCAGGTGTGACCAGTTTTATCAACGACGCCATTTATTTTGAGTTCCCACAGCTCGTTGACAGCCTCTTCACGACTGATTCCAAGGCGAGCTGCCACCACATGTGAAGAGGCTTTTTTCAGTGCTTTCAGTGCGTCAGATACGGTTTCCATTAAAATTTCCTCCGGACAAAATTACTTCACAACCCTCATATTGCTGACATTTGGACGCCAGCTATCCCAGTTAAACGTCACCCATCGACCACCGTTCATGGTCATGCGGTCCATAATCCTCTCACCAAGAAGTGTACTCATTGCGGCATGATTCAGGTTTGTTAACATCCCGACACTGCACAGTGATGCTGTCCGGCGATCAATTATCTGGTGTAATACCACCTGCTCGTTTTTCGTCTCCCGCTGAACGCCTATTTCATCCAGGACCAGCAAATCAACACTGCAAAGCTCCTGTAAAAATTTTTCCCCGGATTTGCCGTTGTCGTAGCTGTCATGCAACACGCTCATGACATCAGACACGGTGACGATAATCACGCTGCGCCCCTTCGCCATCAGCCGGTTACCCATCGCCGCTGCAAGGTGATTTTTCCCGGTGCCGGTTTTACCGCTGAACACAAAATTCGTGCACCCGGTCATCAGTTCGTCAGCTATGGATTTGGCCTGGCTCAGCGCGTATTTTAGCCCGTCGTTCTGCACCTGATAATTCGCAAACGAGCATTTGCTGTGCAGAGGCTGGATGCCCGAACGATTCAGGATTTTTTCCACCCGCAACTGGTGATTCTGGCGGTTAATCTCCTCGCTGCGTTTTCGTCCTTCAGCAAGTTGCCATTCCCGCCACTCCTCCACCGTCCGGTACGGTGGAACCGACGCCTGTGGTGCAAGTCTGCGAATACGTTCAAGAACCCCGGCTGCCGCAATGTTTTTCATGCCACATCACCCCCTGAATCCCGGCGGAATTTCGGTATCCGGTTCAGAAATATGATTCACACAACGCTGGTTGTTCGTGCCGCTTACCGGGAGCAACCAGGGGTTTTCAAAATTCCGGTCCGGCCCAAAAAACGTCGTCGCTCGCTGAACAAATTCCGTTCCCGCTTTCCCGGTCGCCGCCAGGTATCTCGCGTAACGCCTCACACCATCCAGCATGGTCTCTGGTGGCACCCCCTCGCGCAATCTGGCCTTCCAGGCACTGAAAGCGGATTTCTTCGGGTTTGCCCCAGCACGCAACGGGTATTCCCGCCAGACCTGTTCGAACACATCCGGATAATCCACTCGTCCCACAGACTGCCCGGTGCTTTCCGGGACTACCCGATCGGCTTCCCGCTGAATGGCGGAATCGGCTTCAGGCTGCTGCAGTTGGTGTGATTGCTCCGACCCTGCGGTCATCACCTGCTGCACAGCGCCCGAATCGGCTTCCGGTGTCGTGCCTGCTGGCTGACCAGGATTGACGGTCTGAACATCCCCTGCCTGGTTCGTGGTGTTTTTTTTGCCATGAACCATAGTGTTTTTGTCCTGTTCCTGTTCTTTCTCCTGCTCCTGTTCCTGTTCTTGGCTTCGAAGCCCCTTAAAAGCCCCTTCGAAGCCCCTTACCGAATTTCGGCTATTATTCCGCCTCACATCCAGATGGAAATCCGTTTTATATCTGTCGTAAAACACTGACAGAAAAGCGTTTTCAGGTAATGATGCATACTCATTCCTGACACCTGCACAACGGTTATCGCCAGGCTTCAACGTTTCCCCAACCTGCCAGGCTGCCATTTCATGGACCCAGACCATCTCTGCATCATGGTCATAGCTACAAAAACCAGCTTCAACAGCCCTTTTAAGCCCCTTTGAAGCCCCTTCCAGACCAAGCCCGGTTTCATGAGCAAGGTATAAAACTGGCAGGTAATACAAACCCAGCATATTTGCGTGAGGGGATGTCATCAGGTAAAAAGCAACAACTTGCGCTTCTGCACCCGCCTTTCTAAGTTCTCTCCCCGTTTCTCCCAGCCAGAATCGCGGAGAAACTTTTGCGTAATCACGCATGGCTACCTCATCTGGTGCCGAACCTTCCTCCGGATATAATCTGTGGTTCCCAATCGACAGAACCAGAGGAGGTTCGACATGTATTTTTTGAAAAGCCTTTATCAGGCTCATGTATTAAATGTTGCAGCAACAAACCGCTGGTGTAACAGCCCCGAAATGCTCCCGGATTACAGAGCCTGGCTGCGCGCCGAAACATACCTTCGTCTCGACATATTGATTAGCGAACTTCAAAAAGAGACTGCATCCATTCATAACCTTCAGGGTATCGACGCTGTTCGCATTCTGGTATCGCGCCATAGTGCTCTCTCAATAATTGAAGTGCGTCATCTCTCTTTTTCTGAACTGATTTTCTTGCTTCAACCAGCTCTGGAATCAGCGAATATCCCGCCGGAAGTGATCCAATACCCACCTCATGTTGACGAGCAGTTACAAGATGTGCCATACAACCAGCGTGCTGGATTGACTCCCTGCTCAGAGGCTGAATGGGATCACTCTCTGCTGAAGAAATACCAAGATTTGTATAATCCTCAATAAGCCCGGCACACGCTTCTGCATCAGCCAGCTTTATTCTGGTTTCCTTGCGCTGTTCTCTGGCTGACAAACGCCAGAGCAGCGCATTAGCTTTATGTATCAACCACTCTGCCAGCTCCACATCAGATAAACCGCCACGCCAGATGTGCGGACTGTTTTCGTAAACGCTCAGTGTCAATTTTTTGTCATTACTCATATTTATTACCCAATTAATGCACAGCCAGAGTGTTTCCTGCCGGGCCACCACGATTCATCTGATCGAACAGAACGATCGCTGATGCAACGAAATCATCAATATCTTTCACCAGCCGTTCCTTCGTCTCTACCAACTCCCGAAAATAAGCGGAACTGTGGCTGCGCATTCGGGCCACCAGCGGAGGCGGCATCGCTTTTTCGATCGCTGGTAACAACGCCTGAATTTTTTTAACCGCATCAGGAGTGTCTTTCTCCACCCAGCGGAAAATTTTCTGAGTATTGCGAGCCATGGCTTCCGGATGGCTGTCGTCATACAGTTCCGGGAACGTCATTCCCAGCTCGAAATACGCTTTGGTAATTTTCGCAGCCGGTACTTTTTCGCCGTCCGGATGCGCCCAGGCATTCATCGCCATGCGGATGTGTTCATGCTTGATTTTCATGAATCAACTCCGGCGCATTTGATGTGTTAACCTTACATCCAACAGGTAAACCGTCGGTTGGGTTAGGATAAATATCTGGGCGGATTTCATGCGGGGTAACTTCCCACTTCATTAGTTGGCATAACGGAATTACCTGCTTTGGGGGAACGCCAAAGCTAAACCATTGCCAAACAGTCTGTTGAGCGACCCCCATATAACGACCTATTTCAGCCTGAGTGTATTTCTGCCTAATTTTTTCGCGAGTGCTATCTAGCATTTTGCCCTCCTCTAAAAACTATAAGCAAAGCCTACAATAAAAAACTGTATGCAATCAACAGTTTTTTATTGTGATGCTTTTAACAGTATTTACCTGTAAAATTGAATAATGATGAGCGCCCTAGAAGTATCTATGTACAGAATCAGCAAGCTTCTTCAGGAAACTGGATGGAGCCAGGCTGAGCTTGCCCGTAGAATTGGTGTGACACAACAAACTGTTCAACAATGGGTCAGCGGTAAGGCTACACCTAAAGCCTCAAGTTTGGATAAACTGGTTGAGGTTTCAGGGCATCCATTGCATTGGTTTTTATTGCCTCCTGAAGAGTGTGAGCAAATTTTCACCCCTGACACGATGAAAATTGGTCCTCGCCAACGCGAACTGCTCCAAGCTTTTAGTGCGTTTCCTGAGGAAGACCAAGAAAAAATGCTTCAAGAAATCAAAGACAAGAAAAAATCAATGGAAGAAACCATTGCTAGGTGGCTGGCGGCACAAAAAAGCCGCCGGGCGTGACCACAGTACAAGAAGAGGAGTTATGCCATGGGTACAGCCCTTTCTCCGATAGTTTCAGAATTCGAAACTACCGAACAAGAAAACAGTTACAACGAATGGTTGCGCACTAAAGTAACGTCAAGCCTTGCAGACACTCGCCCCGCAATTCCACATGACGAGGTAATGGCTGAAATGGAAAATCTTATTGCTCAAATTGCTGTAACTAACAAGAGCGAGTAATGTTACCCATTTTATGGCTACCGTCTGCTCGCGATGATTTGCGCCAGATCATAACTTACATCGCCAAGGAGAACCCACCGGCAGCACGTAGACTAAAAATACGCATTGAAACATCGGTATTACCTCTATCTGAGCATCCGTACTTATATCCACCAAGCGAACGGGTTTCTGGATTGAGAGAGATCGTGACCCACCCTAACTACATAATCCTGTACAGAGTAGCTGCTTCAAGCATTGAGATTGTAAGCGTGACACATTCTCGGCGACAATTTCCCTTCTCTATCTGAGTTGAACAATTTTCATACTCCCTCTTTCGAGGGATTTTTTTGCCCAAAACAACAATTAAAAACTGTTGACACAAAAACAGTTTTTTATTGTAGATTACATACACCAACCACCCACCCCGCCCCACAGAACGCCGGGCAATACTTCGAGTTACCAAGCAGTGGTCAGGGGGTAAGTAGCCAGCCCGAGGCGTATGAACATGACGGCAGGGTTCAACTTTAATAACTATGCAGCAGGTTTTTGTTCCGCTACCCGGCGTTAAGGGGAAATGAGGTCAACATGGATACTATCGATCTTGGCAACAACGAATCTCTGGTGTACGGCGTGTTTCCCAACCAGGACGGTACATTCACCGCGATGACGTATACCAAAAGCAAAACGTTTAAAACCGAAAATGGTGCCCGTCGCTGGCTGGAAAGAAACTCAGGTGAGTGATATGGATTTCGACACAATCATGGAAAAGGCTTACGAAGAATACTTCGAAGGCCTTGCCGAAGGCGAGGAAGCTCTCAGCTTCAGTGAGTTTAAACAGGCGCTTTCCAGTTCGGCAAAATCTAACGACTAACGGAGTTAAAGATGGAATTTAAAGATTTACTAAAAGAAATCCAGGAAATTGCAGCACATGCACTTCACCAACGTCTGAACGAAGTTGAATTAGAATCTGCAACGAAGAAATACATTGATAATATGGCTCGTAATGTGCGCGATGCGTTTACCGGATTGTACTCTGTTTCGGTAACAAACAACCAGAATACTGAAGAAACTGCAAAGCGGATTGCCTCGGTGATGGGTTTTCATGTCGAGGAAAAGTATTCAAAAAAAGAATTCTGGAAAACTACAAAAAAATTGCAGAGCGAGAACTGTCATCTCCTGCGGCAATCGCTTCTTTCTATGAGGAAAGTTATTCAGATGACACAGGATTACCGGAACTGCTCTCATTACTTGAAAAATTCGGAATTATCATGAAAGGGACTGCGTCGGCGGATTTCACATACTCAATGATGGCTGCTGATGGAGAGCCTTTTCCTCCCGAACTTAAAATAACCCCCGGCAATCATCCGATGGTAACAATAAGAGCAATAGAGAATTACTGGTTTAATCCAGTTCAACAATAGTTGGTCTTTGCAATATTTTTAATGGGCCACTACGCCCTTAATCTCGGGCGGCGTTTAACTCTTTATTCAGTAAATCAGACTGATACTGATTTGGCTTTGTAATGATACTGTCAAGTTTTGATATATGAAATTCAACATGTTCTGGACAGTTAAAAATGTAATAACCGCCCTTCTCTAAAAAGCCAGAAAGAGCGTTACAGGCAGGGCATGGTTTGTTTGGCATTTTATCCTCCATTAAGGGCTGAATTAAAAATGGAGACCAACACGCTGCTACGTGTGGTCGTGCGCCGGACACAGATAAGAATCCGGCACTGACAGTTTACTGAAAGGATATATCCCTGAAAAGTCAGGGCATAACACGAAAGTGCACGGCGAAGTCCTTCTCCCTTAGAGCCGTCGTTAAATTTAATTCGACCGTGCGCTTCCGGTTGTGGCAATCCGCGAAATGGCGCGGCGGTAAGTATGGCGGGGTTATTCCTTCCCCCGTTGAGGACACCGGGTTGTCAGGTTGACCATACGCTTAAGTGACACCCCAGCCACAACAACCTCTGTTATCACTTTTCTGGTGATTCGGCGGAAATGGATATCCGCCCTTTTTAAAGTGAATTTTGTGATGCGGTGAATGCGGCTATGCGCACGCGGAACAGTTAAAGCAGTAAGGCGGTCTTTTACTGGCGTAACGAGCATCAACTAACCCGACGTTAATTGTTAACTGGTTAACGTCACCTGGAGGCACCAGGCACTGCATCACAAAATTCATTGTTGAGGACGCGATAATGGAAACGTTATTACCAAACGTTAATACGTCTGAAGGTTGTTTTGATATTGGTGTTCTGCTCAGTAATAAAGCGTTTACTGAGGATGCCATTAACATGAGGAAATATGAGCCTTATCTGCTCAATGATAATTCCATACTTTCCCGAATTGCTCTTCTTGAACTTGGTATTTTCGGAGAACGTCAATGACTTCAGCATTTGCACTGATGATGACGGTTTTTCTTATAACGGGTGAATCACAGAATGTTATTACCGGAATTTATGCCAGTAAAGAATCCTGCCTCCAGGCAAGAGACGAGCAAAAAATTTCTGGTGAATGCCTCCCGGTAAAAAAAGTATCGCTGTACCTGAATAACGAAACACCGGCTGGATAACCCTCCAGCCATATTAACACCATACCAACGGATTAAAAATGCCAGCAATGGCAGGGATTTGTTCACCCTTAAATCTGTAATGAGGTTTATCAATGAGCACTGATAAAGAAGAATTTGCGCTATATTGCGAAGCAAAAAATGACAAAGTCAGAAAACGTCTGGGAATTAAAGGTGGTTTTTACTGGACTACAGCAAAAAAATTATCTGTTGCCATCTCCCGCTGCATTACCGCAATGGATGACAACGATTATGATGAAGACGACTTTAAAAAACCCGTTCGCGTCCATTTACCCGTTGTGAATGACCTTCCACCTGAAGGCGTGTTTGATACCGAATTCTGCAACCGATACGAAAAAGGCGGGGAAGATGGCATTACAATGGTATTTATCGCGCCCTCTCCCTCCGTGCAGGAGAAACCAGCCAGTACTGACAATACCAACGTCAACGGCGAAGACATGACGGAGATTGAGGAGAATATGCTCCTGCCGGTTTCTGGTCAGGAGCTGCCCATTCGCTGGCTTGCGCAACACGGCAGCGAAAAACCAGTAACGCACGTTGCACGGGAAGAACTTCAGGCATTACATATAGCACGGGCGGAAGAACTGCCGGCTGTTACTGCCCTGGCCATTTCTCACAAAACAAAGCTGCTCGACCCGCTGGAGATTCGCGACCTTCACAAACTGGTACGCGACACTGACAAAGTTTTCCCTAATCCCGGTAATTCAGACCTGGGACTGATAACTGCTTTTTTCGAGGCATACCTGGACGCTGACTACACTGATCGGGGTCTGCTGACAAAAGAGTGGATGAAAGGAAATCGTGTTTCGCGTATCACCCGTACGGCTTCCGGTGCAAATGCCGGTGGCGGGAACAAAACCGATCGCAATCCGAATTTAGTACACACCTTCGATACGCTGGATGTGGAGATTGCAGCAGCCACACTTCCGATGGATTTTAATATTTATGAAATTCCGGGCAGCGTTTATCGTCGCGCAAAAGAAATCGTCCTGAAAAGAGAAAGTCCGTTCAAAGAATGGTCCGCAGCACTTCGCGCAACCCCGGGTATTCTGGACTATTCCCGCGCCGCTATTTTTGCACTTATCCGGAGCGCTCACCCTGAGTTTTATCACTACCCGGGACGCCTTCAGGGGTATATCAACGCCTACTTAACGGAGACTGATCACGAGAACCCCAGCAAGGAAACTCTCACTGCTGCACGACATACACCGGAAAAAGATATCCTGGAAGAAGTTAACCGCGAACTGTCTGCTAAGCAGGAAACAGAAGAAGAAAATGATGAAGAAAAACCGCAACCATCTTGCGCAATGGCAGAATGATAATCAGAAGAAATCTGGCAAAAGACCGTTTTACAGTACCAAAAACACAGGCGGGAACCAATCGTGTGATTCACCTTATTAAGCCCGCAATCGACGCTCTCCGGAGTCAGATGGCACTAACGAGACTGAGCAAAGAGCATATCATCGATGTTCACCTCAGAGAATTCGGCAGAACAGAGAAACAAAAATGTACCTTTGTTTTTCAACCTGAAGTGTCAGCGAAAGTAAAAAATTATGGCGACCATTTTACCGTTGACTCAATAAGGCAGATGTGGGACGCAGCGGTAAAGCGTGCCGGAATCCGCCATCGCAAATCGTATCAGTCGAGACACACTTATGCCTGCTGGTCGTTAACAGCAGGAGCTAACCCGGCATTCATTGCAAACCAGATGGGCCATGCAGATGCGCAAATGGTGTTTCAGGTGTACGGGAAATGGATGTCAGAAAATAATAATGCGCAGGTAACGCTGTTAAATACACAGTTAAGCGAGTTTGCCCCAACCATGCCCCATAACGAAGCGATGAAAAGTTAATTTTTTATTTATCAATTAGTTAGATTGAATGACTCTTGAAATCCATAATTCATAGATGTTTTTTACTATTCTGTGGGTTTTTGGGTGTTTTCTAAGTTTTTTCAGATGGTTGTATTTTTTCTAAAAATCCCTAATCTCGATTTTGCTGTTTATTTGAGGCCTTTTTATGTCCCATATATGCCCCACAGATACCCCGCAGCCAAAATCAACAAAATGCCAAAAGGTTCTGTTCCTGCCCTGCAACAAGAAATGCTGCGACGTGTCAGTAAACGTTATGACGATGTAGAAGTGATCATCAAATCCACCAGCAACGATGGCCTTTCAGTTACTCGCACCGCCGATAAAGATTCTGCAAAAACTTTTGTTCAGGAGACGCTGAAAGATACCTGGGAGTCTGCTGACGAGTGGTTTGTTCGCTAATTAACGAGTAAAATCAGTAACGGCTGGAAATCATTCAATACTAGCACTATCGAAAGTTCACCAGCCAACCGCAGTACGTTCTTGCATACGAGGTGCCGCGTTTTACATGTCGTACCGAGAATTAATTTCATTTTACGAAAAGTTAACCCGCCATTGCTATCTTAATTTTTTAAAACGAAGTTACCTCTGTCAAGGTCAAAAGCACAATTATCTCTTCCTACAATCATTGAAACTGCGATTGACTCCCTGCTCAAAGGATGAGCCGCCCTTGTTTTAACAAGATGTATTAATGCCATTTTATCATACAACATACAAACATTTGAATTCATTGAATTCCTCATAAATACCCCATCTTCTGGTTCGCATAATGTAACAGGGCATGTTCGTAAGCTCTCTGGCACTTGCAATTGTGCATGCTCCACATTAAATGCACATACTTCAATTTTATCTAACAACTCCTCTAACTGGTAGTTAGAAAGCAAATCCATATTTTCGAGCATCTCAATTTCACGCAGTACTGTAACTTCACGGCTTGTCAAACTACCATGATTAAGTGTACGTTCAATATGTTCTATATATTGAAGGCCAATCTGGATATTATCATTCGATAAACCATCCTGGTTAAGACTTCCCATAAAATATCCATTTACCTGCATAGGTCGTATTGACACCATCAACTCACCCAGTCTTATTTGAGCTTCTCCACGAATAGTCTGATTACGTATCTCAGACAGGGTTTCTTGAGGAATGTCAGACAAAAAACTAACCCCAGATAAAATATAAGGCGTTAAATCTACAGGCATTCCTCTCCCTCCATTTTAATAATTTAATTTTGCTTTAGTAAAAAACAAAAGCACATAAAACTATATTTATATCATTAATTATCACTTACAACAAAAAGCTTCTCTTTTTGCATCAAAGTGACATTCGTCTTTTCTCATAATCATTGATTCTGTTATAGGTTCTCGACTCAGAGGATGAGTTCCACCAGTTTCAACAAGTTGCACTAACGCATCCTTATCATATAGAGAGCATATCTCAGCACCTCGTGAGTTTCTCATGAACACTCCAGTCTCAGGTGTGTCCAGCGTTATCGGGCATGTCAAAAATGACTCCGGGCAAGAAAAGTGATTAGAATCCGTTCCAAATACACAAGAATTTATTTTTTCCATTAATATTTTATTACCTGTTTTATTTTCTCTGTGTTCTGCCATGACACTCTGAAAATAGTTATTAACACTACTTAAAAAATCGACCCCTCCATTTAATTGCCTTTCCAGAGCCACAGCCCTTCTATCCATTCGATGCTCACGCCCCAATAGCCTATCCAGTAAG